CATCTTAGAATCCATAAATCTGTTAGCATCATCAATCGCCATTATTTGATACATATCACTATAATCATCAATAGGATATACACTCAAAAAATAACTAGCCAGTTCATCACCTGACAATGTTTCAGCCTTTTTAATATCTACATCTTTGAACCAATCTTCTCTAGCATTATGTATTATGCTACCTTTTCTCATTACATCAGTTTGGTCTATCGGCATCCTTAGTGGATACTGATATTCATATCTTTGAGGACACCATTGAAAAGAACCTAAAGAAGATTTAGAAATCTTCAATATCGGTTCTGTTCTGTCCTCACTGTCTTCATATTGTTCTGCATTCCATTGGTATGTGTATTCATTCATATTTTTTACCACCATTCATCTAGTGTTCTTTGATGTACATCTTTTGTTATTTTAGATGTATCCCAATCCATAGCATCAAATATTGGGCTTGCTTTTTTAACAACTGATTGAGCATAATGTTCCCAATCAGGTGTAATTGTTTTAAAATCCTCTTCTGTTAATCCCGCCATATAATTAGGAACAAATGAGTTCCCTGTTATCGGGTGATTAATCATAGATGGATAGTCTTTCATTTTAAGATACAGGTATGTATCTTCTATTGGTGTAGTGTTAGTTTTATTGTACATTAGTACTCCCAATATACCTGCACCAACCGTAGGTCTTTTCTCTGCTGAAGCCCAACCTTTACCACTTCTTTTGGCAGTAGTCAGTGCAGATTTGTTGCTATTAGGAAGAACGCAGTTACATTTAGTATCTTCTAAATGATATGATTTTTTGCATGCAGTACAATAAACATGAAATCTTTCTTCTTTGTATCTACTACGCTTTAATATTTTATCAAGGGTTAATCTACCTTGTAGCGTATCTTGATAAATAGATACTAAATAATCTAGTATTTCTTCTTCTGAATTATTCAATACCCACATTTTCAAAACCTTTATTTGTACCTCTTTCGCAAGTGCTGTTTCTGATATTCTTTTAGCGGTAAAGCCCGTCATAACAAACTCTTTACTTTCTAAGAAATCACCATCTTTCCAAGAAATCATACCTGCATTTCTGTTCTTTGTTGCACCGACTCCCAATGTTTCAAAATACTTTTCAAACTCTAGTGTTACAGGATGTTCTTCTAATCCTAAAATATTAGGAAAGTATTCTCTTACAGACTCATTCAACATAGCACAAATCTCCTCTCCTTTTTCAATACTTTCACACTTGACATAAATAGAATCAGTATGACCATAAACTACTTTCATTTTCTCCACCTACTACTATTGAACCTACTCATCAGTGTAGATATTTTACCTATTACATATATTATTCTCATTAACATTTTATCTGTCATAATTATCATTCCTTACAATTTTCACATCTTCTTCTTCTGTCGTGCTTCCAAGTTACTTTGGTTTTGCACCATCTACATATTAATCTATTTCTCATTGATATTACCCCAACATTCTTCACAACATATACCGCCCTCTTCTAATGTAAATGCATTATTCGTTTTATGAAACTTACACAATTTACATTTAAATATTTTATTAATAAATATTATTTTGCCTATTCTAATCCCTCCACTTTTAATGCAGCAAATCTAATTGCTTCTCTTGCACTGGCGGTAATACTAGCGGCTATATCTACATCAGACCAACCAAAACCCTGATACCCGATGATACCATAAAAACTCGCCATCAAACGCTTTACTGCTAACTGATTGTTATTCCATTTAATCTTATCATCTTTAGTAGTCGCTTCTTTCATTTTCTTTTTATACTCATCTCTCAATGCTTTTAATTCTAAAACTGACTTAGGTAATATTCCTAATTCATCAGTCTTATAATACAACATTGTTTCAGTTTTAATAGGTGAGAAATCTCTAGGGGTAGAAATGTTTACAGCAAATTCTGTTGGAACATCTGATTTAGTTTCCCAAGATATATTACGTGCTATCATCATTGATGGATATAGTTGTGCATAATCAAATGCTGCTACACCTTGATGTAGTCCATTAGTATTTTCTTTTAATGGGTCATATATCATTGCTCCTTCGTAGTTAATCTTAACGCCATCAGTTGATGATGGTGCTTTCCACCAAGCATTACGCATGAAATATATTCCTCCCATATTGCTTGCATAAAAACACGCATTAAACGGGGCTTTGATTAAACGCTGTAATGATAATACCGCTTCTGATAAATAGTTTGTTTCATCTAACTCTTTAATTAGTTCTACATCTATTAAGGCATACTGTAAATATGTATCAGAATCTTCTAACCAACCTCTTCTGAAAAACTCCTGCTTATCAGGAAACTTTTCACTAACTAATTTCTTAGAACCTAGAACTAGGTTTGATACATAATCTAACGATAGTGAAGGAAGAGTACCACGTTGAGCATCATTCCATTGCCTTTCAAATGCTACATCTAAACTTAGAGTTATTCTTCCTTTAATAGGTTGTTCAATAGGACCAAAGAAATCTCTGTTAAAAGAATAACTATTCTTATTATTCTTGAATCCATCAACTTCCCAAACAGGTGATAATAACCTAGCATCTAAATTAAGTGCAGCACATCTTTCTAATAATTTAGGTAAATCGAATCTGTTTCCAAACCAAGATATTAACATATCAGGGTCTTGTTTATTTATTACTGTTAGGAAATAAAGTATCATTGCTTTCTCATTATCAAAGATAAACTCTTCTGTATCTTCTCTTACAGTATTTTCACTTAAGTTTCTTTTTGTGGGAAACCAACTGTATCTATAAAACTTCTTTTCAAAATTATCGTACATAACTATACAAGTTATATCTCCATCATATTCTCCACCTTGCATCCATTCCATATCCCAATAACACTTTCTTAAATCATATTCAGGAAATCCTTTTTCACCAAAAGAACGTATCGCTTCAGTATTACCCTTGCTAAATACATCAACAGCATATCTATGTGTATATCTTACATCTGCTTCAAAAGTAGTAGTGAACTCATCCTTTACCTTCCTCATCTCTTGAGGGTTTTTACAGTAAACTCTAGTTAAGGGTAAGTTTTGTAGATTTTTATATGCTGAAAATTCTTCATAAGTTACAGTTAATACTTTACTATTACCCCATCTATCTCTACTAATGATATTTTCGGGTTTAGAATCACTTGCTAAAATATAGAAATATGGTCTAAAAACAGAGTGGGGAGTGATACAGGATTCCCTTTTACCTGTATCATCTCTCCATGCTGTGTATATTCCTTCTGTTGTTTCACTAATTATCATATATATTACCTCGGATTAAATCTTGGTGCTTTAATTAATACCCTATTAGGGGATGTAATTAATACAGGAAAGTCATCCTTAAGATAGATGGTAGTTATCCCATCTAAAAAATGTGCAAACTCACCTGTTAATTCTACTATTGCTTCTTCACCTTCAACAGTTAATGTTTCAGGATATACTGCAATCTTTTCTGTATTAACTTCAGGGATACTGATTCTAAAATCAGTAGAAGTAGATTCTAGTATATACCTAGATGTATTAGCCACATCACAAGTAATACAGGCATCTTGTAATGAATCAGAAGTCAACATAACTGCTGCTTCAAACTGAACATTAGCCTTACCAAATGTAGGTAGATTGGTTACATCCTTTCCTTCTAAATCAATATTTCTAACCAACTGAATCATAGAGTATGATGGATGGTTAATTACTGATGGTATTGTAGCACTCTTAGTTGCAGTATCTAATTGAATTGTTTCACCAATAGTCACTCTAACCAATCCCTTCATTGGTTTAAGATACTTCTTCAACTTAGAAATATCAAGAACAGATTCACCCCCAATGTGAACCATGTTCAAGTTTTCGTTATCTTGTATTTTAACAGAACAAGCCGTAGAGTCATTTGCATTATACAAAGTAATTGTTGATTGGTGTTCTTCACCTGTTTCAGCAACTATATATGCATATTCTGATAATGACTTAATTTTAGTCGCACCACCATTAGGATATTTACCTCTTAATGCTACTGCACTTAATGCATCAATAAATTTTTTACTGTCTATTACAAATCTCATAATTTACCCTCACGTAGTTCAGGGATACCTGACCATACATTTTCACCATTGGTAACAAATACAGTCCATTCCTTTCCTACTATTGAGGGATTTGTTTTACTTGCTTGTAATTCAGCAATATAATTAGTTGTTGCTCCACTCTTAATTTTATTAATGTGTATCATTTGGGTAAATCTAGCAGGTGTAGATTTATGCCAATCAGGTACAACACCAATAGGTACAGGATTAACTATATTACCGTAGATAGGTTTCATATGTGTTATCAAAAACCTATCTGCATCAATAGCAATAAACGCATCTAAAAGACGATTGTAAACTCTATTTCTAATCTTCCAATCTAATGGCTTAACTGTTACCGAATCAGTATCATGTATAATTAAACCATCTCTCTTCGAAGACCTTACCAAATGTTGCCTTAATACATCACCCGACCCTTCGTATGCTTTATCAACACCATCAAAGATTATTGATTTAACAAGTATTCCTTCTGCAATCTCTTCCTTAACATATGTTATGAAAGAATGTGCATTTTGAAATGTCTCATTCCAATCAACTGTT